CCAGTACACCAGTTAACGCGCATGAATAACTTGGAACAACGGTCCCAACAGAACCAGATGCTGAAACACCCGTGAGGGCTATAGTTTGGCTGGCGGTAACGGACCCAACCGCACCGGAAGCTGTTGCGCCGGTAAGGGCTACTGTTCTGCTAGATGTGATTGAGCCGGGGGTTCCGGTTGCCGCATTCCCCGTGAGGATTGTTTCGCCGTTCCCCCAAGTGCCGTACCCCCAAGCACCAACGCCCCAGCCCGCCATGATTTTATGTGGTGGCTAAACGAATCAGTGCGGTCGTGGTCGTATTGGACGGCATAGTCAACGTAAACGTTCCAGCAGTAATTGTCTGCGAACCAAACGTGTGGACGCTAATCGCTTTGTTACTCTGCGTTGAGTTGTAAATCAACACGCAGTCAAACGCTGTAGCCAAAGTCACCGTGGTGTAGGTGATTGAAGCTGAAGGAGTCCAATACCCCACACCCGCAGTAGATGAGCTGTTAGTAGAGGTTGGAGCCGTTGCATTTGTTACTGTTACACCGCCAGCGGTATAGTTAGTACCCGTTACCTCTCCAGTAGCCGTATACGCGGTTGTGTTTGCGTTGATTGTGGCCGAAGCAAGATAAAGCGCAGCTTTAACCGTGTCCGTTGTTGGCGAAGTTAAACTAGTGCGAGAAACAATAGTTGACGTTCCAAGTTGATGCTGGCCGAGCATCAGTTCCCCAAGGAACGAAGTGCACATTGATTGAGTATTTGCCATGATATGCCCTTATGCAATTTCTGCTGCTTCTGCAAACAGCGGAGGAGAAGTTTTTAATGTGACATGGGCAGAACGGTGAACCAATTCGTCATTCAACCAATACTCAACCCAAGTAGTTGCCTCGATTTCGTTATCTATCGAGCCTTCTTTTTTGACAAGAAGGGAATCATCCATTTCGCCGTGAATTGTATTGACCAACATGTTTTTTCCTTCAAGAACGAATTAACGCGCTAGTAGCTGTGTTTGCCGGTAGAGTTACAACAAATGGAGTTGCTGTCGTTGCAACTTTATCAGAACCAAAATTTAAAACAGCAATAGATTTATTGCTTTTGGTTGAATTGTAAATCAATGCGCCCCTACAGGTAAACGAAACGTTAGACCATGAGGGATTGTTAAAGCTAATGTAAACGGTTGTGCCAGAAGTAGTCACTGTTACATTGGTAAGTGTCTGACCACCGGCAGTGTAGTTAGTGCTTGATACTTCGTTGCTTGACGTATAAACGGTTGTTGCGGCGTTTAAATCTGCTGTCGCCGTGTACAGAGCCATCTTCAACGTGTCAGTTAATAGGTTCTGCCCTGCCGTGTAACAGTCATATTTAAACGATGTGGTGACCGTCTGAGTAATCATATAACCGCGTACTTAGGAGGCGGGTTACGGAACGAATCACCCTTCTCTTTTGCGTCACCAAGTTGTTTCAACAGAACCATTGCAGCTTCTGCGCGTGACTTATACAAAGCGACCATATCCTGTTCGCCTTTCATATAAGTCAATGCTTCCATTAAAGAATAGTTAAGCAATGCAATATCAAAATTGTCGCCAAGCCACGTTGTTTCGGCGTCAATAATTGACTCCGGATAGTAAAAATAATTTAACACCATCGTATAGACGGCGTCAGGAGTTGGAGCCAAAAGAAATGTTAATTCACTTTCATTGGTTGTTCTTGGACCAAACAAAGCATAATACAAAGGCAATCCGGTATCACTTGGATTTGGATATGCAGATTGCATAAAACTTGTATCTTTATTTAAGAGATATGTATATGCACCTGTGCCGTCAATAACTGCCATTGAATAGGTCGCAAGCCAGTCATCTGGACATGCTAGATATGCGTTTGATGGCGTTGCTGTACCCGTAACATTCTTACGCAAAGAAGGCAACTGAACGGAGTTATAAATTGTCTGTTCAGCTTGCTCAATAAAACGGTCAATGATGGTTGGCGAATTAGAATAGTCAAAACTATTTTCTGAATAATTTTGAATTGCTTCAACCAGTTCACTGTAGGTCATGCCATTGGACCCCTAGCCATTGTTCCTTTGGTAGCACAACCAGTACCTCGGATTTTAATGCCCTTGGTCTTGATTGGTTCATCTCCCGCTGACTTACTAATATTACCCAAAGTAACATCGTAATTTTCCAGCTTGCTACGGTTTGGGGGGAAGCCGGGGTTTGTACCAAACTCAACTGGAGCTTGGTTCATTGGCTTGCCATCCATCGTATGAGGTTTGGCATAGACATTAGCCGGTCCAACCTCTTTGCCACCTTTCTTCATAGAGAATGCCATGATTACCTCTGGTTCATTGCGCGGGACATATTGCGTCCAAACTTCTTACGGTCAAGGCTGGTAGGGCCGCCTTTTTTCATACCGTGCATTTTCTTCTCATGCCCTTTGACCGCTTTCGCGGCTTCGACATCAGCAATGCCTTTGACTTCTTTACGATTCATTTTGATTCCTAAGTTACGTTGCCAAGTGTAAAGCTTAATACCAAATCATTTGGTGTCAAACCATCATCAATTCCCTGCGAGCCGCCTACTGGTTGCCAGCCCCATTGAAAAATCCTGCTGCCTTCTTCTGGGTATCCATTTTGACTGACACTAGTTCCGTTTGTGTTACTGGTAACAATCCCGCTGTTTCCAGACTGATAATAACTTACATCTGGCCTTGGGTTTCTAACTGCTTGCGGGTCATACACAGGGTAAAGCCCTAATGACAACTGCGGCTGGTCAGGGTCCCAACAGGTAGGACAAACTTTAATTTGAAAAAGTTTTGTTTTTACTACTTGGTTCTTTAGTTCACTCAGTTTGTAACGCTGACCACATCGGTCGCATTCAGCAATTGAGAACTTGCCAGATGCAAACTTAGTTGCCATTAGAAGAACATCTGTCTGGGAGCCAAGCGCAAGGAAGCCTTTTCACGGTCTTCATCTGCTGCAAGTTGCCATTGCTCATCGTATTGGGCTTTGAGCATTTGAACTCTGTCAGCCGCTTCCGGAATTTTGATTGCCAAGTAATAAGACAAGCCAGCAATGAGGCAGGGGAGAAATCTAAAGGGAATGTCTTCGGTCTTTGTTCCTGTACCAACATCTTGGATTCTCCTCATGCGCCAGTAAACAAAAGTATAAGAACCGCCTGCGTTTGCCGTAGGCCAGATGTTAATGGTTGTGGAATTGACTACCGAGATAGCAGCGCCAGCGGTATGAAGGGCTGCGGTCGTTCCATTCTGACCACGATTACACAATTGTAAAACATTGCCCAATACGCTTGTGTAGTAAATTTGTTCGCTATTAATCTGAATGTAACCCGCTCCTCCAAGACCAGATGCGTCACTAACTGTAATGGACGTATCAGTTGCGGTAATTGAAGAAGAAAGAGTTACCGAAGTCGTATAGGTAGCGTTGGTTTGCCTGTTAATCCAAACCTGAATCGGTCTACCTTGGGCAAGTTTGTTTGGAATCGTAGCGTAAGTTGATTCCGATATCCGGGTGATGTTGATATCTTGCTGGTTTGTTGTAGCTTGGTTCTGCCTGATTACATGGTCGAGCAAATCAATTGTATTGGCTGGCAGAGGATAAGCAACTTGACCTTGTACAAGAGGAATTTCCCCCTGTTCAATTGTCCATAGATTGATTCCTTTGTTTGCCCATTCTATGGTCATTAGATTCATAGAACGTCGAGCAGTACGAAGCTGATACCCGCTTCGCATCTCAACACCGCAACGCTCATAGCACTCTTCTGCTATCTCATTAAACGTTAGGTTAAACGTGGCGGTGCCGGAGGTACTCATCTAAATTTTGCCGTTTTCTTAGCAATCGTTTTTGGTTGGGCTACAAACTGCTTACCGGCTTTCTTGCCTTCCCGCTTTGCTTTGGTCGTCGCAGCATATTCTGCGGAGCTAAGACTGTTAATCGCCGCTTCCGGCAAATACCGTTCTCCGGTTTTGCTCGACGGCTTGCCACTCTTGGTGCGCCATTTCTGGTCGCCCCAGTCTTTAAGGGATTGCTGTGGGGGTTTCAATCTTTTGCCAACGCTTTGTCGTACAACTCAGCGTCAATCTCTTCGTCAGTCATTGCGTCACAGGTGCATTGCCCAGCTTCTTCAAGCAAGCAATCTTCAGTATGTTCAATCACGATAACCTCCACCAGCAGCTTTGTATTTCTTGGCTACAAGCTGCGCTTTACGAGCAGACCATTGCCCAGCGCCTGTGCCTTGAGTTGCTTCAGCCTTCACTTGAGAAACAATCCGTTTGCGTAGGCTGGGTTTTGTGTAGTTACCGGCTTCATTAACACTGCCGCCTTCGGCGTACATGTCAACATCATCCGGGTTATCCGTTCGTTTGATAACCCGTTTTCCCGGCATTTTAGAGGGATTGATTGCCCCCATCCCGCGAGAAGGGCGCATGGTTTAGCACTTCCCGCCACGGCTCATCTTGACCTGAAACGCTTTGGTTTTGCCACGCTGGGCACAACCGTCAGCAGTCTTTACAAAGCCGCCTGAAGCCATTTTAACCACCTTGCCTTGGGTTTTGCCTTTTTGAGCAACGCCATCTGCTGCGCGAGTAAAACCACCTGTAGCCATTTTTTTCACCTTACCGCCGGTTTTTAACATAGATGCATCAGTTGGAGCCGCAACCATTGGATTTGAATCCAAAGGTTTTGTTGCCATAGGAGATTGTCGTGAAGCTTTCATTGCCGCAGTCCTTTCTTTTAACTGCTGTCGCTGTGCTAATCGCGCTTGACTTTGTGCTTGGATTTCATCTAAACGCGAAGGTTTTGCTTGCGGTTTTAAACCAGCCTCTTGAATGTTTTTTTCAAACTGAGCTTTATTCAAAGGTTGAGTGTCGGGTTTAACGCCGCCAGCATTACGTTCGTCCAATCCCGGTGGCATTTTGGCTCCGGGTTGAATACTAAAACTTTCGGGCAAATCCATTGGCATGTTTTTGGAATATGGATTAGACATCCCCGGCGACTGCTGTTGCGGCTGCATCGGCCCTTTATACTCCGGATATTTCGAGTCTTGCTGTTTTTGATTGTTTTGTTGACTCAGGAAATTTTTATACAACTCACCCATATCTTGAGTTTCTTGAGCTGTTAGAGGTTGACTACTATTTATCATAGTACCCGAACCACCAAGTTTAGATTGCGTTTCAGCTTGACCCAAACGACTAAGTCCTCCAGATGGTTGTTGAGTGGCTTGCATTGGAGATTGAGTGGCTTGCATTGGAGATTGACCACCGTTCAAAACAGTACCAAAACCTCCCAAACCACTTTGCGTTGGAGTGTTTTGAGCAAAATCAGACAAACCCCCCATTCCCATTTTTTTTACTCTGCCACCTGCTGCCATTTTTTTAACTGGACCACCTTTAGCTGCTTTTTTGCCAAACTCTTGTTCGTGACGTTTGCTTAGATTAAAAAAATCAAAAGCACTACCTAATCCTTTGCGTACAGCTTCTCTAGTTTCATCTGAAGCCATGCCAACCTTACGCTTAGGTTTCATTTGTTCTAACCTGCCTTCTAGGTCAGATTTAAACATTGCCCCTGTGCTGGTTTTTTCATTAGACGGTGTAGCAGTTACACTTTTAGTTTCTTTGGTTTCAGAAACAGTTACGGGTCTGCGAGTTCCGGATTTGCGTTTTGAAGGTATAAATGTTTGGCTGCTTGAACCCGAGTTATCGCCGTAATCAGAATAGGTTGAATCGGCTCCATAGTCTGGACCGTAGTTAGAACCTCCCTTTTCACGCTCTGCCATTTGTTCAGCAACACTGGGCATAACTGTAGAACCAAATTTACGTTGAAGACCAGACGGAGTACGGGGGCCTTCGTCTGAAGAAACTTTGTTTGAAGAAACTTCACGCATTGATGAACGAGTTACAGGGTTAGCACGCTCTTCAATTGGAGCAGAAGCTTCGCCTTCTGACCGACGTCCCATAAAAAAATTCCTTAACCTGCTTTCGTTTTTTGCACCATTCTTTTCGTAATTGGCAACATCTTCATCACTAAGGGCAAATGGGTCATAAGCTCCCATACCGCCGCCAGCCATGCGGCGTACTTTACCGCCACGCTTCATCTCGGTTTCTTCGTGCTTAATCATGGATTTGGGAGCGCCTTTCTTTTTCATGAAAGCCACTTCTTTACCAACCATTGATTCTTTCATTTCGCCACCCTTGCTGAAGGTTTTGCCTTTATCGGCTGCTGCGTAATCTTTGCCCACGGATTGCGGAACGCCAACTTTCTTGGCAAATGAAGGCGAATGGGCAATCGCTTCCATGAAGTTATGCTGTTTCTTTGAGTGACTAGGCATGTTTATCTACCAATTTATCAATCTTTGTTTCAAGTCTATCAAGCCTGTCCATTACACGATTGATATCGGTGTGGACTTCTTGTTTAGTAACGTATTCTTTAGCAATCTCTTCACGGGTTCTGTTAACAAGAATTTGAAGCCGTTTGATTTCATCAAATGAGTTCTTCACTATAAACCCAACGCCGCTAACCGCAATGGTTAAAGCAGCATTCCAAAGTTGACCTTCCATTTAACACTTCCACGCCCGAAGGCTTTTGTTAATGCGGGAGTCTGGGTCGCTGGCGGTCTTTGCGCTAGTTAACTTCTTCTTCATTCCTTCCATTCGGGCGCAGAATGATTTTTTGCGAGAACCGCCTTCCGGCTGCGGAGGTTTCAAATTCATTCCCTCCTTTTTAGCGGAAGCCCTACCTTTGGCGTTTAAACCGCCGTTAGGGTTTTTGCCTTCTTTACGTTGCCAAGCAGGGGTAGTAGCCATGATTTACGCCTGTGCTTCTTTCCAAGACAACCGAGCAGACAGCGTAATTGCTGTTGCCGTTAGTGGTGTAACGCACACATACAGAATGTCTGGACCATCTGGATACGTCTGAGCGTATGACGTTGGCACAGTAGCAACAGTTCCGCCACCAAGGATGGAGTTACCCAAATCACGAACACTAGAAAGGTCTAGAGTGGTCTGCCCGTTGGAGTTTGTAAATGCCGCTGCTACTGACTCGCCACCAACGAGTGTGACTGTATTGGTGGTATTGGTTGCTACTTGCGCCAAAGACGAAGTATAAGCACCGGAACCCTGAGTAGTTGGAGAAACCCAGTTTGCAATGCTAAACGCCGCAGAAGGATATCCGTTTAACACAAGGTTTACCAACAACGGACCCGTTGCATAAATTCCCAATTCAAACAATTGTAACTGCATACGGTTGATAATTTCTTGCGTTCCAAGAAGACCTGTCTGCCCGTTAGAAACAGATGGAGCAATCCGAATTGCAAGAATTGGCGTAACCTGCGTAATTGACGTTGTAGTCGTCATCTGGATTGGGGAACCGTAGTTAAAAATCAACGATTTATCATCGTTGAACAACCCGTCCATAATGACCGACGAACCCCAGTGTGAAAGAGATGGAGTCGTGTCTGGCGTTACAAGTTCTACAGCAGTTGGAGCGGTTGCACTAAAAGCAAATGTAGTCGCTGCTGCTCCACCAGTTACGCCTCGGGTCAGCCCGTAAAGCATGTTGCTTGAATTTCCGGTGTAGGAAATATATTCAACAGCACTTGCGTTTTGAATTTTTACTGTGCCTGTTGATGGGAATAAAGTTGAATTTAAAACAATTATGGACGAACTTGTTGCAGTTGTACCCCCGAAATACGCGGCGGCAGTTGTCCCAGCAAACCCACGAGTGCAATTTAAAAATGAATCGGCGCTGTCAGACGGTACGGCTCTGCCAACGGCGGTGTAATAAATCAACTCACTACCGATTTTAATAACGCCGGGGGCATTAAACGCGGCTGACAAAGGGTCTGCGTTTGTTAAAATTGTTGTTGCACTTGAGGAAGTGGCAGTAATAACTTGACTGCTAGAAAATGCACTGGCAGTAATTTGCGTAAACGGACCATCAGATGTAGATTCATACCGAGCGCACATGTTCCCAGAGCGCATGTATGCTTCAAACTGACGGTTGTTATTTACAATTTGAGTAACGTAATTAATAATCCCGTTAGTGGTGCGAATGCCGTAACGAACAACCCCAGCACCATACCAAGAGTAGTCAATAAACCACATCTGCATCCGGGTCAGGTCAAGGTTATACCCTGACGGCCCAGCCCCGTTTAGCGGGTCAGTCCAGACCGATTGTGGAATACGAGTTTCAATGGTCTTTGAAATAACACAACCCGCAGGACTGGCAATCGTTGACCCTCTATATTCTGGAGAAATCGTCATCGACGTATTAGAAGCAATGGCTGTAACGCGATATGTCTGGCCTCGGATAACGATATTATCGTTAGGGGCAAGCTGACTGGCAAACTGCGAACCTGTTCCAGTTACAGTAGCACTTCCAGTTGTTACTTCAACAGTGCCGTTAATCTGGTTAATACTGTTACGCAAAACTGCGTATAGAGTCTGCCCATCATATTCAAAGAAGAACCCGTTCTGACTGTCATAGAGTCCAACCCGGTTTGCTGCTCCATACCAAGAGAACGGAGACACCCGATAGAATCCAGTTGCGGGCGAAACAGTAGGCGCAGACGTTACAGTGTAAGTAAACACCGTAGGGGACGTAATAGACGTAACGGTATAAATTCCGTTGTATTGTCCTTGGTCAACCCCAGACACCTGAATCCGCGATGTTGCAGATAAGTTGTGTTGAAACCGCGTAGTTACTGTAATCGTCGTGCCAGAAGCGGTCATTGACGTTATAAACAACGCTGGTTTTAGCGAAGTACCAGTAGAAAACTGAATACTTTTACCGGACTGATACCGGAAATACCGACGAGTCTGCCGAACCAATTGTTGGTTTGGAACACCGCCACCAGCAGTAAACGCTACACCACCGTCAAATGTGCGCGGTTCAACATAACCTGACGGACGGGAAAAAAGGTTTACCTGCCCAGCAGTGTTAGCAATTGCAATTGTTGGAGCTTGCGTAGATGGAACGTAAAACCTAAACGTCGTGGGAGTTTGTACGTCGTAGACTTGCCATGCGCCGTTTGGCGCTGGAGTGCCGCCGGTCAACCCTTTTACATAAATTAGTGAACCAGAATTTAAACCGTGCGGAGCGGTTGTGGTTACGCTAATAAGATTAGATACGTTTGTAAACGCAGATGTACCAGTTAGTCCAATTCCACAACTAGAAAAATAGTACCCTTTGTAAATTGCGGTAATGGCGGAGTTAGATTGGTTTGAATTAGGGATGGTGTTAAATGAACTAACCGCAATCCCCGGACTCATTGAACTACCGGATTGTATTACAGCAGTCCAAGCACCAGCAGAACCGCCAACAGAAACTACATAACCCCAGCCGTTAGCAGCGTTACTATTTGAGTTTTGAACAAAAATAGGGTCGTCAATTGCAAGTGGGTTTGATGCAGCAGAAGACGAAGTTGTAAACGTCATCCGACCATCAGCGCTTCCAGAACCTACCAATGAGGTAATTGGAAGCGGCTGTTGCTGAATATAATAAACACTTTGCCGGTTTGCCTGAAGAGCAAGTGCTTCCCACTTGGTGGGTTGTGTACCGTATTCAAAGTCAGTATCAATCAACGCTTGTGGCGTTGAGACACGCATTTTGCCAACGGCGTCTTGACTACCCGGAGAAGGAGCCGTATACAGCACGGACGCGCTAGATACGCTGGTTCCTTGTACGGAGATTGATTTGTTGCTGACGCTATCTACAGCGGTCCATCCACCAGACATGGTGACTCCTTACTGGGGGCCGAAGCCCCCGTCAATTACGCAGATGTTGGGAACATCACGCCATCAGAACCACGAACAAGGTACTGACAGGTAATAACCACAGAACCAGCCGTTGGATTACCCGTAGCTGCCGTGAAAGTAGCGTATACCGGAATATCAGTCGTGCCAATGTTATTGGTAGCTGACGAAACCAGAGCAGCAGCAATAGTCGTTGGAGCCGTCTGAGCAGTTGTTAGACCAATATCAATTGTGGTCATGTACGCATTTGCGGTGCCAGAAGTACCAATAGTGGTATTGACAGCCGATACCGAATTACCAGAAATCGTGGCGGTCTTCTCAATCTGAAAGCTAAGAATCTTAGCGCCAGCAGGGAGCGTAAACAGCGACTGAGCAACTGGAGAAGAAGTCAGTGCATTACCAGACATTGCGATGGTGGCAGTCTGGGCAACAATGGTTGCGCCAAGATTGCGAATATTACCTGCCGTGGTGCCGGTAGTCTCTTTGACCGTTCCGAGCAGCCATGGGCCAAGGTGAGTAGCGAAACCCATAATAA